CTGTTTGTGTCTCGGTGCCATCAGGGTTGCTGATGAATGCGAGTTGCTCTGCCTTGTGACGTGTGTCTCCATTAGCAGTGGTGTATGTGCGATACGCCCACCAACCAGGACTGCAAAGACCGCGAGACTTATTCTCTTCTAACAATGCTTCAGCAGCATCCACAAAAATAATTGTCTCGGCAACGGATCCGCTACCGTTGCCACGGGCGAGACCTGCTTGAGTTTTGTTTGCGTTACTGTCAGTTCTCCCGTAAAGAGACATGGTGTACTCCGTTAATTCTAGTATATTTATTTATAATAAAAGGGGCTTCCGCCCCCTAATCATCTTGCCTTCATTGCTTCTACAACTTGTGCAAGTAATTGGTCATCCATATCGGTCTTGGTCAACTTAACTGCCTTCTGCAGGATAACAATGCAGATGTCAACTAACTTCTCCCCGAGTTCTTCATTCTCGGGAATCTTGGCGACGGCATCAGAAATAATTTTAGATGCTAATGGTAATAGAAATGAAAGCATATTCAGTCCTCAGATGGTGCTGAACTATATATGCTTACTTACCGCCAGCACGTTTAGCGTCGTGGTCCTGTGTCATCTGTAGCATCTTCTGCTTCATGCGATCTTTGCTCGCTTTTTTAGAAGCAGAATCATCAATCTTAGCAGCAGGTGGATCACACTCTTCCTTCTTTACGTCTTGGCCTGGCTCATACCACTTGCCATCACCATCAGAATCCTGCCAACGCTTACCTGCTTTTGCTGCAGCGATTTGCTTTTCCTTTGCTTTTTTCTTGGCGGCTTCTTTCAAATCCTCAACAGAGGATTGAATACGCTTTCTTAGATTTTCAGACATGAGATCTTCTTTCTTAGGGTTGATAGTAACGTTACCCTTTTTGGTTGTTTTTAGAGAGGACTTCTCGGAACCCATTGGTTTCATTCCATCTCTCCCATTGCTTTTAATTCTTCATCAGTAAACAGTCCTGACTCAGACAGTTTATTTATGAACTCTTCATTCTTCTTGTCAGACTCTTTCTTCTTGAGTGCTGCCTTACGGAAGGTGAGATCAGTGCGACTGCCGCTGTCCATCTTACCCTGACTTTCAGGTTTCTTAGATCCACCAGCAGGTTGAGCACCAGCATCACTACCAGTCCTTCTGCCCTGAGCATACTTAGATCCACTCATCTTAGAGTCGCCAGAGATCATCTTGCCTGCATCAGATCTGCTGTCCTGATACTGCTTCTCGGTCTGACCGTGCTTGCCCTTGTAGAGTTCTTCGATCTCCTCTTCCTTCACGCAGTTAGGGACTTCCTTACCGCCTTTATTCTTAGTGCCGCTTGCCTTGTATCCTGCCCAGCATGTGGAAGCACCAACGTTTTTACGTGCTGCTTTCATACCCTCAAGCATTTCCTGGTGGAGATCTTCGATATCAATACCGACACTCTCACTCTTGCTAGTAACACCGAGATCTGCTGCATCCTTTGCAGTCTTCTCTCCTTTCTTACCAACAACGATGTAACGACCGTCTGCCTTTCTACCAGTAATCAGCATGGACTGACCACCAGACTGGACTACACGTCCAACATTACGGTCACCATCACTCTGACTCTTCTTCTTAGCAACTGCTTCACGATCAATTTGGAATCCAGCATACCCCTCAACTTGAGGTTCGTATGCATCAAGGACTTCCATCACCTTCATCACACCGTTGTGTAAGCGATTAGTTTTAGGTAGGGTGTCCTCTTCAATTGCTTTGAGGATATACGCCTGCTCAGTAGGATTATAGTCCATTAAGGCAGCAGACACCAGCATTTCTAAGGTCATGGTCTTATTAACAGAAGGGAATTCGTTGTAACTATTTAGTTTCAGAAGTTTTTCTAATTTCTGAGGCAAACTGACTAAACTTTTTGGTCGCTTGACCAGGGGTCATGTCTTGCAATGCCCTTCTATATAGATCTGTGCCGACTTTCCAGTCGTTTCCACTGCCATCGTCAGCAGAATAGTTGCTTTGATCCTTTGATGTGTCAGCAGCCTTTGCCCATGCTGATTGAATGCCATCACCCTCTGAAATCTCAGTGATGTGCTGCAACCATGCACGATTCTCTCCACCATATTGATCTTTGAATACGATGTAATTAGTGCCACGGTGGACAACTTCACCACGGATACCACTATCATCATGCTCGATAATAGCACCCACTTTGAAGATGTGATCCAGCATATAGTGATCACGGAATGCTTCAAAGTCTAGGATAGGAGCATACTCCCATACAGATTCATGCACAGACTCACCCTTCTTACCCTTCTTCGCTTTGGGTGGTGGGGTCATACCAGTGAGAACGTCCTGCATCAACTGTTTGCTGTGCTTGTAACCACCAGATCCAGCGTGGAATGATTCATGATCACCACTCTGTGCATGTGCTCTCTGCTTACTGGCAGACATGTTTTCCACAGGGTCATCACTATCGTCAGCACGAGCACCAGCAGACTTAATGTTTATGCTCTTGAAGTCATAGTGCAATCCATTATATTTGTTAGTCAGTTTCTCAAATTCTTTCACACGGTCGTCACCAACAACCATGGTTACATGCTCATGACCCTCATCATGTAGGTCTCTGAGGATGTCAAATACATTCTTATGCTGCTCATTGTTTTGGATCGCATCCTTGTGACCCTTAAACATCTTACGCATGTGATCTACTTTCTGCCCAGCAGTGAGCGGATTCTTCTTGTGATCTTGGGACCGTGATGGATAGATACGGTAGTTACCTGAGTCGCCCGAATGCGCTTTGACAGCATCCAACAACTTACCATGACCAGCATGAGGAGGATTAAACCTACCAAAAGTAAAGGCGACATGTTTGTCTTCTAGTTTCTTATCTGCTGCCGTAGAGGTCTTACCCTTCGATGACGTAGAAGGTTTCTTTGTTGCAGTCTTTGCTGCAGCAGCTGCTTCTTTGATGAATTCTATAAAACGCATTTGTCTCGGGAAAAACTCAGTCATATATTCTATTTATCAACCCCAATCTTTTTCCACAGTGAAGTTTGCTCTGGAAAACTCCAGACGGTCCACCAATTTGATGGCAGCACCACTCCTGATAGCAACAAAACCTTCTGGCGCAGTCACTTTGAAACCATTCTCAGTCTTGATGAAGGTGCCAATGCCTTGGACCTTCTCCAGTTGACGGATGACTATGGTCTTAGATGCAGTAAGATTCATGTAGGAAGCAACAGTCATGTAAATGGATTGAGAGTGTGCGTTGATAAACTTCAGACCATCATCCATAATCTTCTGATACTTCTCCTTGGTCTTCTCTTGCTTCTTAGAGTCAATCTCTTTCTGCAATGCACCCTTGTAGAATCCACTGAATCCAGCAGCTAGAGCTCTAGCATTAGGGAGAGCACGTCCTGCACGGATGAAAGTATTGAAATAAATCTTAAACATAGAAGCAAGCATAAACCTACCATCACCTGTTGACTGTAGCACGTCAAGGAATTTGGATGCCTGCTTGAGAGATCCTTCTGCTTTCCTGATAGATGCTTGATACTTTACGAATTCTGCAGGGGTGAATAGAGTTGCTTCCTCAGTCTTGAAGTCTGAAGAGAAGACCATGACATCAGGCACATTCTGCATCTTGGATACATCAACACCAAAACTAGCAGTCATGTCACGCAACTCAGGACCGCCAGTATAGGTAGTGTGAAAGACGATGCCCAGTTTTGCACGGGCAACCTTACGACCCAGGTCTGATTTTACAGGTACAGCATAGGTAATAGTGTTTGGTTGGAAGGTGATTGACTGCTCACCACCCATCATACGGGTGCTCTTGCCAGTGGTGAATAGAAGATCACCCTGAATCACACCATCAAAAGGGACTTTAGGCAGTTGCTTCAGGCACTCCTTGAGCATTGCTGCAAGGTTGCCAGTGTAGAGAGCATCAACATCAGCAAACGATTGACAGATCTTAGGGACTTGAGCAAAGACACCCTTGGTACCCACGAAGAATCCTCCATTGGTGGGGTGGAAACCACAGATCACAGCAGGAGCACCGTCCCACTTGGTAGTGACACGCATCGAAGACCTAGGCTCCGTCAGCATGACACCTAACTCATTAAGAAACTTGATTGCATTGCGACCACCTGATGATCCCTGGTTAAGGATGTCATCTTCTAGGTGCTCTAGGTGGGTGTTTTGCTTTGCCATACCTGTATTATACTTGAGTTGGATCGCTCTCGCAACCGATGGTGGACACTTCTCTAACTGATCTTGTAGTAGACGGATGACTTGTCGGACTGGGAAGCAGCATACAAATACATCTCTTTCATTGCATCATCTTTATTTGACTGAGACTTCAACCAGTCTAAAAATCTCAACCCTGACAACTTACTATACTTCCAAGACTGTTTCTGATCTGCAATGACTGCCATTGCATCCTTCTTATTAGAAGGGAGTCCTGTAGCACGATGCTTCTGAAGCAAGGTATATATCTCATTATCCAATGTGTTTCCAGCACACTTTGTCCAGTCTGCTTCGGCAGGAACACTTTTAAATCCTGCCTGTGTTAGTAGTTGTCTAAGCACTGCACCTTGAATCTTACCCTGAGCAGCATTCTCTCCTTTCAATTCTAACTTCCAATCTCCTTTCTTATCACCACCAAAGTTTCTGGCCTGAAACTTATTAAAACTGCCAGGACCATAGTGATAATAAACATCCATAGGATTTGAGCTGTCACCCCTACGCCCATTGTCAAAGGTTAGTGTGTATGAATGATACTTTGCTGACTCCTTTCTCTTCCTTTCTAAAGGAGTGTCAGCATTTAGTAGTTTGATTGTAGGTGATGTGCCCAGTTTCTTAAGGGAGAATCCTACAAGATCCTTGGACTTGTTTAATTCCTGCAGATAATTGTTAAGACAATCGATTGTATTTTCTTTTTTAAGTTTAGCAGCAATTGCTGCCTTCGCTGACTTTCTCACTGCCCAGATGTCTGCAGGATTCCACTTGTCCTCAGTAGCAAGACCACTCCCAGCCTTGGTGCGTGAGAATGCTTTACTAATCTGTGCCTCAATGAGTGCATCGCCACGTAGGAATTCATACTGCCCTGCACCACCTCCCAGTGTCTTCTTGATCAATGCAGCACCCTTCAAAGATGATTCTTTCCAGTCCTTTGGAAGACCTATGATGTCCTCTATCTTGACACCAGGGGCATCAGTAAACTTCATCCCACACTCATAATCTTTCTCAGTGATCACTCGCAGATCTCTACACTGATAAAGCATTGCTGCATATACACACTGTGCAGACTCTACAATCTTTGTGACATCTGCACCAGCACCAGACCCACCAGAGGGTGGTTTGATTTCAAGTCTAACTATTTTCTTACCATCGGTGCCAGCAATTATTACATCAAGCTCATTACTCTTCTTAATTACCTCAACATTGTCTCTTGCAAGAGCGTCTGCAATGTTTTCTGTTGCCTGGTCCCTCTGTGATTGAGGGACAAAAATCTTTAGTGCGATCTGCACTTTTTTATTAGACTCTTTAGTCTCTACCTTCTTTACATCAAAGGAATAGTATGCATAATTTTCGCCACCCAGTGCTTCCATTACCTTTCTAAAGGTGGCACTATTTGCCTCAGGGACATTAAGCATAGTAGGACTTAAAATTCGTCTAAACTATTTAGATATTTCTTTTCATTCTCATATGGTTTCTCTTCCCCAGTCCACAGTTTATAACCCTGCACTATCTCTGGCAGCAACCATTGATCCACTCGATAGCAATGCTGCCAGTTGACAGGTTGAGCACAACCAACAACTACGACAGCAAAGAATGCTCGCAAGTGGATCCAGAGGGAGAGCATTAGATATCGCCAGGAGCACGATTCTCACTGTAATTGACATCAAACATACCCTCAGGGTATCGTGCTGCCAACTTCAGAGTGTTGATGTAGATGACTTCATCCAGACGCATGTCTAAAGCAAGTGCTGCTTGTGCAACATACCACATGATGTCACCCAACTCTTTCTGGAGATGCTCTTTGTTAGCAGCGTCCCAGGGTTTGCCTTGGAATTTGATCTTCTTAACGATCTCTGCAAACTCTCCACCCTCAGCACTGATACCTGATGCTGCAGTGTCTAGACGTTGAATGTTGCATCCTTGATCATGCAACTCTTGATAACGACTCATCAAAGTATCGAAATCTTTACTAGCATTTGATGTTACTTTATCAACGAAAGTAGTATACCTATCAAGATCAACTTCAAACTTTTGACTTTTGCTGCCACGCTTAGCAGCTGCTGCCTTCTTCTCAGCAACCTTCTTCTTGGTCGTAGGAGCAACAACCTTATCATTATCTAAGACTGCTTCAGGACTCTTAGGAGTCTCATCTGCTACTCGCTCAGCGCGTTGACGCTCGTCTTCAATCTGCTCTTGTGCTTCGCCAGAAATCTTTTCAGTCTGTGATTCCAAGTCGTAGTTGGGATCGCCTTGGTTTGTGAAGTTGGTCGTGCTCATACTTTAAATCCTTCAAATTGTTTTTTGGTGTTGGTCTCTGGTGCGATGTCGCCTGCGTCGATGATGTCATCTTGAGCAGACTGATCACAATCATACAGTCTCATCTTCGCTCTGTCAATTCCGATGACAAATCGCTTGAAGACTGTTGGATCATTATATCTGTTTTTGAGTTGCTTGACCATGATCTGACCCAGTTGCTCCATTTCCTCTGTGGAAATAAGCGCGAACATAAGATCAGCAGTAGCAGGCAATCCAAAAGACTCTGAAGTATCAGTAATGTCCACGTCGGAATTTCCATATCCTGATCTCGTAGTTTGGGTTGCAGA